ATTGCCAGTAGCCTGAGCTAGAAGGAAGATAGCGCAATGCTGTTTGTGAGTTTGTAGTGTCAAACAAAGACCAAGAATTAGTGCTACTGTTATCTTGGTCAATATACATTGAATAGGTAATGCTATTGTTTTCTAGGTCTAGCGCCCTATGTTGTTGTCCTGTGCTTTTGTCTAAAGCTAAGGTTGCAGACGGACTACTCGTTCCAATACCAACGCCTGTACTATTAATCACCATTCTCTCAGTACCAGCAGTATCGAATCTTATGATATCTTCGTCAGCAGATTCTTCGACTTGTACTTTGGTGTCTTCGTCAGCGTCTTTTAGTATCGTTGCTGTGTTGATGTTTGTTTGCGTAAAGGTCATTACCTCTATCGTTGCTGTGTTTGGTGGAGCAGTGTCGAAGGTTAATGTAGTGCCAGAGGTTGTGTATCCGTCTTTCTGTTGATAAACACCATCAATAAATACTTGTGTATTGTTTTCATTGACAGGATTTATCGAAAGCGTGAATCCTGTGGTACTTCCGTCTCCAGTGAACTGGTCTAGGTTTAGATTATTGCCTGAGACTGCTGAGGCTACAGAGTAAACAACAACTGTATTGCCATTAGCAGGAGCTGTATCAAAGGTTAAGGTTGTTCCTGATACGGAGTAGGCTGATTGGTTTTGGAATACACCACCATTAAAGACGACTAAGTCATTCTCATTTGATATGGATTGAGATAGGGTAAAGGCTACTGTACTTCCATCGCCTGTAAAGGTATCTGTAGTGAAAGTATTAGAGCCACCACCACCGCCACTGCCTGCTATCGCTCCCCATTCGGTTGTGTAGCCTTCAAATTGACCTGTCTCTGAGTTGTATCGAAAGAATCCAGCTTCGGCTGTTGGTCGTTGTGCTGTGGTTCCTGTAGGAACGTGAATAGCGTCTGTTGCTGAACCGATATCTAAGGATACGTCAGGCGTTGCGTTTAGTATACCGACACGATTGTTAGCGGTATCGACTTTTAAAGTATTGGTATCAATAGTGACATCGCCACTGGCTGTTAGTGTTGTAAAGGCTCCTGTGTTTGCAGAGCTGGCTCCTATCGGCGTTCCGTCTATTGAGCCTGAATTGATATCAATACCTGTGACGGGAGTTGTTCCGTCTAATAAATCATCAATGACATCTAAGTCGTTATTGAGCTTTTCACCCCATGTATCTTCTGAGGCATCTAGCTCTGGTTTAACGAGTCCGTAAGTGGTGGTTGTTGTATCTGCCATTTAACGCCTTGCTTGTTCTGTCCATGTTTCTGAGGTTGGGGACTGTAAGGTCCATGCCTCGCTTGTTGCTGTTTGGTCTGTCCATGTGTCTACCTCGTCTCCAGATAAGACCACAGCATCCCATTTGTAACTACCAATCGCTACTGTTGATAGTGTGATAGCTTCTGACGCAGAGCTTTGCTGAACTCTTACGCCGTCTGTTGTCATTATAGCATTTATTTCGACACTTGCGTTTCCACTAAGAATAACAACTGCATTTGTTGTTGTTGAGCTGGTGAAACTATCGCTAATGTCTGCCAGTGCAATTCTTACGCCATCAGCAGAGGTGCTTGAGGTTACAGATGCACTTGTATCTGAGGTAGCAACTCTTTTTGCATCAATACTGGTAGAGGATGTAACTGTATCTGAGACATCCCCAAGTCCGATACGTTGCCCTGTCGTTGCAAACGTACTGGTTAGACTTTCGTTGACGTTGCTGGTGCGTACTCTGTCGTAATCGATGACAACGGCTGATGCTGTAGTTACCGATACGGCAGATGTGCCTAATCGAACTCCAATTGCTGAAGTCGATGACGTAGACGCTATTGAGGAGCTTCCTAGCCTTACAATCAGTCCTGAGACTGTTGTTGATGAGGATGCGCTTAGAGACGCTGTGCTAGTAAATACCTCTGGTCTATCGTACTTACCAGAGTCATAGACTCCAGTATTGTAGGCAGTACGCAATGCCATCTTAGTCTAGCGTGATATCTAAATCACCTGCGTTGATTCTAAATACATCTCCTGATGCTATAGCCTTTGATGATGTCAATGGTGCGTGAACAATCATTGCGCCACCTGTTGAGGCATCGTGTACACCAATGTGCGTAATGGTTCCCCATGAGCCTGTTGCTTCTGGGAACTCAATGGCTGCACTGTTGGTTGCTGCATTGTCAGTAATGCTAAAGGTTACTGCTGTTCTGGCGTATGAACCACCTGATACTTCTGTTCCTGCTGCACCTGTTTCGGTAGGGTCAGAAGTGAAAAGACCAACGTACCAAGATGTAGGTCTGGTCGCTGTATCAGTCGTTAAAAGCCAGTCAAGGACTGTATTTTCATATGTGTTGGTTAAACTCATTAATAACTCCGTATACGTTTTCTCAATCCCGAACCGCCAGCTAAGACTTTCTTAGATTGAATATTGATAGAACTAACTGCCCCAGAGTATAACACACTCCAGACCTGAACTCTGTTGTCCTCTTTCAAATAAGGTGCTGATTGCATCAATGCTCCATACAAGTAAGCGTCAGGATGTGATTCCAGTAACCAGTTAGAAGTATTACTGTCAGAAAGTTTATCTAGTGTTCTGTAGTACAGTAATTCGGCATCGTAGTCAGCATCAGGCGTAGGATAGACTTCTAGGGAGTCTCCAACAAGGCAATAGTATCTTGGCTTGCCTGTAGCGTTGGCAGTATTGTTTCGTAGTTCTAACATATCATCGAGTGATGTTAGTTCAAGTTTTGTTTTGTAAGTATCGTTAAGATGAAACCTGATAGGCTCAAGAAAGTCTGTAGGTAATGAGCTGTACTGTGTATCGATTTCAGCTTCACTTCTTTTTTGCATCTTGTAACTTCTAACCTCACGTTCCATCTGCGCTTCAGCAAGTGTAATAAAGTCAGGAATGACTGATGTTAAGTCATCTCTGTTTAAGAAGTCTGCAATACTGCTTTTTAATTCTGAATAGGTTGTTATTGCCATTTTCTTTCCTTGTTGCTAAAATCATTATAACATGATGTATAATATTTGGTATGGCAAAAGATTCCAAATTAACACGAGTCGGTGTTTCAGGTTATAATAAACCAAAGCGTACTCCTAATCATCCCACAAAAAGTCATGTGGTGGTGGCAAAAGAAGGAGATAAAACAAAAACTATTAGGTTTGGGCAACAAGGTGTATCTGGAGCTGGCAAGAATCCAAAAACAGAATCAGAGAAAGCAAGAAGGCGTAGCTTTAAAGCCCGTCACGCTAAAAATATCTCTAAAGGTAAGATGTCAGCTGCTTACTGGGCAGACAAAGTAAAATGGTAGACGATACGATAGGTTTATTCTGGTGTCCTGAGTGCAAATGCTATTTTTCTTGGGAAGAATTTCATAAGGACCACAAGCATGACTAAAGGACTGTACGCAAACATACACGCTAAAAGAAAACGTATTAAAGCTGGCTCAAAGGAGAAAATGCGTAAAGTGGGGAGCAAGGGTGCGCCAACTGCTAAAGCATTTAGACAAGCTGCCAAGACAGCTAAGAAACGTAAATGATAAAAAAACTATTAGAAGCTGCCGATTACATCATACCACCCCCATTAACCCGTGACGAGATTAAAGCAGCGTTAGAGAAGAACGGTTACCCTATTGATAATGCACGAGCTATAGACGATATCATCAAAATAGTAAGAATACTGGAAAAAGACGGCTACGGCATCCAGATTACACGAGAATGTGATAAAATGTTTATAGAGAGATTCCTTGTTTTTAAGGGATTATTAGACGAATACGAAAGTAAGGTACTAAACTAATGGCAGGTAGACCTAAAAAAGAATTTACAAAAGAAGAAATTATCAAGTTGTGCCGATTAAACTGCACAATGGAAGAAATTGCTGCTTATTTTGGTTGTAACAAGAAAACCATCGAAAGAAGGATGCAAGACGACCCTGATATTGCTGAAGCGATTGAAATGGGGCGTAACTTAGGCAAATTATCTTTAAGAAGAAAACAAATTCAAGCTGCTGACAAGGGCAATGCTACCATGCTGGTATGGCTAGGTAAGCAAGTACTGGGTCAGAAAGACAGAACCGAAACAGAGATTACTTCCCCTGATGGTAGTTTACAGCCTACTCAAATTGTGCTAAAAGGAGTATCAGCGTATGACGACTCAGACAGCACAGATACAGATACCGAATAAACTTATCCCCGTATTTAACGGAGAAGCACGCTATCGTTGTGCTTACGGCGGTAGGGGGTCAGGTAAGACACGTACTTTTGCGTTAATGACCGCTGTTAAGGGCTATCAGTTAGGTAAATCAGGCAGGTCAGGCATCATACTGTGTGCTAGGGAACACTTAAACTCACTTGATGAATCCTCATTGCAAGAGGTTAAAGAGAGCATACAGAGCATTGATTGGCTCAATGAATACTTTGAGATAGGGGAAAAGTACATTAAAAGCCGTGACGGTAAAATACACTACGCTTTTAGTGGTTTAAGACGTAACCTAGACTCTTTGAAGTCAAAATCTAAGATACTGGTAGCGTGGATAGACGAAGCAGAGAACGTCAGCGAAAAAGCATGGCAAAAACTGATACCAACGGTTAGGGATGACGACTCAGAGATATGGGTGACATGGAACCCAGAGTCAAAAGATAGCGCTACACACAAGAGATTCCGCCAAAATACCCCAAATGATGCTATAATAGCAGAGATAAACTGGCAAGATAATGCTTGGTTTCCAGAGGTTTTAGAGAAGGCACGTTTAGAAGATTTAGAGAAACGACCTGAAATCTATCAGCACGTCTGGGAAGGCGATTTTATCGTCTACGTAGAGGGTGCGTACTATGCACCTGAACTCTTGAAATCCAAGAACGAAGGCAGGATTATGAGAGTACCGTACGACCACGGTACATCGGTAGTCACTGCATGGGACTTGGGTATGGCAGATACCACAGCGATATGGTTTGCACAGTTTGTAGGGCTTGAAACACGCATAATTGATTATTATGAGAACTCAGGCATGGCTCTTGACCATTACGTTAAGATACTACGGGATAAAGGTTATAACTACGAAAGCCATATACTCCCCCATGACGTAAGAGTCAAAGAACTTACGACAGGTAAGTCAAGGCTAGAAGTACTGAGAAATCTAGGATTGAATAATATCCACATAGCCCCCATGTTAGGTATAGAAGACGGTATACAACAAGTCAGAACCTTAATACCTAATTGCTACTTTGATGAAGAAAAATGCGAAAGAGGACTTGATGCCCTCATGCAGTACCACAGAGAGTGGGATGATGTAGGTAAAGCATGGAGAGGAAGACCTAAACACGACTGGACCTCACACGCAGCAGATGCCTTTAGATACCTAGCCGTAGGTAACGTAAGAAAGCCCAATACATGGAAAATGCCTATCAGACGTAATATACGGGGTATTGCGTAATCAGAAAATCAAAAATTGATATTCTGGGGTTTTTGGGGATTATGACTATAGTAACAATATAAAAGACTACCCAGAGGGGGTGTATCGTATTTAGAATGAGTCTAAAAAATACCTTGTCATTTAAGCCAAAAAACACGCTCCCAAGTGGTAACCTATTACCAAACAATTTAAACGCCTAAATGGGGCTAATTTGGAGCTCCTAGCGGTATTTTAGAGATAGGTTCTTAACCCCTGTTTTAATGTAGATATTCTGGTGAGTTTAGACTGAGTCTAAATTGAGGATAAAAAAAAGGGGGCGATTAAGCCCCCTAAAGTGTTTGATTGTTTGGCGTTTAGATTTTAAAGCCTAAACAAGTAATTGATTTAGATTTGCTCTTTTTTCTTTGAGATATCTTTGACACTCAAAAACACAACGCTCTAAACCCCCAAGTCCTAAAATATTCATAACTAGCTCAGATTCTTTTATGCTGTTGTCTCCCTTTAGATATCCCTTGTCTACATATTCGCATAAAGAATCAATTCTATCTGATAGCTCATTAATCATAAAGTAGACATCTTTATAATCTTTATCCCCTGTTATATCGGTTATGTAGTCTATCTCCTGTCTAATCTGAGAGGCTAGCCTTACTATATTTTTATTGCGTGCTAATAGTTCTTTTTTATCTTGTTTAGTCATTGTTTAGTTCTCCGTTAGTTAGTACGTTTAATATAATCAATAATGATTAGCATGTCAAGCATTATTCGATATAACTTGAGTAGCTGTTTCTTTCTAGTTCTTTCATTCCGTCATTGGTGCATTGGACCGCTCCAGAACAAAAGATAATCAATAGTAATGTATTAATCATATACACCCTGATGTCGGTTCTGTTTCTTACTTTCCTTTTAGTTCTCATATTTTCCCCTTTTATAGTGCGACATTATTCCTTTTAGTCATAAGCATTAATGTTTATAGACTCTCTTATTATATATATTCTTAGCTAATTCACCCCCCTTAAAATTTTATAGTCTTTAGGCGTTGCTTTTCCGTCTAACAGTTTATCAAGTGCCTTGAGTTGTGCTAGTGAAAAATCGTTTATCCTTTCAACGTTTACTGTTTCATGAAAGTTTGGCATGGTTACCTCTTTGTTATGTTTCATTGTTTAAGTTCTCCCTATTAAGTTATTAGTAATGTAAATATAATCTTTTTTGATTACCTTGTCAACAAAAACAAAAAAGGGACAATAGTGCCCCTTTGATGCCTAACCACTTGGAGAAAGTGTTAATTATTACTATAAAAGATGGCATTGTTATAACCATCAATAAAACTAAGCATATCAGCAACAG